CGTCAAGGATGGCGTCGCCTACTTCATTCAGTTTTGAAATCGTACTTTGAAACAGGTCGTTCATTCACCTACTCAACGATCCTCGTCCGCGAGTACGGAGCCCCGTTAAAGAAGTTCGGCGGAACAGCATCAGGCCCAGGCGCACTCATTGATGGCATCTCGGACATTTGTAAAGTTCTTGAAAACCGTGTTGGCAAAAAACTTCGCTCTATTGATGTTCTGGACATCTGCAACATCATTGGTCGCATTGTTGTTTCGGGTTCATCGCGTCGTTCAGCACAGATTGCCATTGGTGACCCTGACGATGTTTTGTTCCTTCGTGCAAAGAACTGGGGTTCAGGTAATGTTCCCGCTTGGAGAGCGAACAGCAACAACAGCATCTACGCAGATGGTTACGACGAGATCGCTTCAGAACTTTGGAAAGGTTACGACGGAACTGGTGAACCTTATGGTTTAGTCAACCGCAAACTTGCTCGCAAGGTAGGACGACTCGGGGCTAACAAGTCGGACAGCACCATCGAGGGCTACAACCCTTGCGCCGAGATCGCTCTTGGTGACGGAGAGTCATGTAACCTCGCAACCATTTTCCTTCCGAACATTGATTCACTTGAACAGTTCACTGACATCTCGTATCTTCTTTACAAGACGCAGAAGCGCATCACTCGCATGAACTACCCATATGAGAAGACAACAAAGATTGTTCAGAAGAATGCTCGTCTTGGTCAGTCGGTTACGGGTATTCTTCAGTGCCCCGCTGAAAAGATTGCTTGGTTGTCTGATGCTTATATAGCGTTGGAAAGCCTTGATGCCGTCTATTCAAAGGATAATGGGCTTCCTGTTTCTGTTCGTTTGACTACTGTTCAGCCTTCAGGGACTCTTTCGCTTCTTCCTGGTGTAACTCCTGGTATTCACCCAGCATTTGCTCGCTACTACATTCGTCGTGTTCGTTTCGGTTCTTCTGACCCGTTGGTTGATGCGTGTCGCAAGCGGGGCTACAAGGTGCAGTACGACGTCGGTATTGACGGCAGAGAAGATCACACTCGTTTTGTTGTTGAGTTCCCGTGCGAGTCACCTGAGGGTTCTGTTCTTGCTAAGGATATGACTGCTGTTGCTCAGTTGGAATGGGTGAAGAAGATGCAGACCGAGTGGGCAGACAATGCTGTTTCGGTGACTGTGTATTATCGCAAGGAAGAACTTGCTGAAATCAAAGAATGGTTGTCAAAGAACTACGATGATTCAGTGAAGTCAGTTTCTTTCCTTCTACACACTGACCACAACTTCCCACTTCCCCCGTATGAGGAATGCACTAAGGAAATGTATGAGAAGACTTTGAATAAGATCGACTTCTCAGTCCCGTTGCATCGTCCTGCGTTTGAGGGCTTAGTTGAGTTGGATGACTGCGCTACTGGAGCCTGCCCAATAAAATAACAATAAAAACTTGACGCTGGTGCCGATGGGCGGTAGTATGTATGTATGGAAACAGACATCATTACTACCCTCATCGGTGCTCGTGCAGAGTGGGTAGGCAAAGCAGCCTGCAAGGGCTTAGACCCCGAATTGTTTTATCCCGAGCCAGGCGGAGCCACGAAGCACATCAAGAAAATATGTCTTGCTTGTCCTGTTTCTTTAGAGTGTCTCCAATATGCCATTGGCAATAACGAGAAACATGGCATTTGGGGAGCAACAAGCGTAGCAAAGCGACGCAATGGAAGTATTGCCATCGCCAATCTTAAAAGACAACTCGCCGAAATAGAAGCAATGAAACTCAGTCCTGCGAATCGCAGAATCAAACTACGCAAAATTCGTAGTGCTAGCCTTTAATTCTGGCGTTACATCGTAGACAGAATTCAGCCCAAGGATAATAGCGACGCATATTTGTAGGGTGTGAGCAGTCAAGGATGTCTGTCACTCGTTCGTTGATCACATCGCGGATAAACTGAGCAAGACTCTTTCCTTCTTTGTTAGCCGCAGCCTTCCATCGTTCGCGGTCATTATGATTTGCGCGCACGATAATCTGTGCGACAGCGGGACCGTCATCGTCGCTAATACTCGCACTAATGGTCGTATCCATAGTCTCTGCAAGTTTGTCTACCGCTGCCTGAATATTGTTCTCTTCACTCATGATGCATCTGCCTCCACTCCTGACTCTAGCGCAAATACCTCTACTGCGTCAGTAACTGTTGTTTCGCCGAGTAGTTGGTCAATCATCTCTTGTGAGATAACACCAGAGCGACCCATAACCTCCAGCAAGCCCCGTGCCTCTGCTTCTGGGTTGAACTGGCTTAGAGGTCTCGCTTCGGTCTCACCGACGATTGTAGACTTAATGGCGTCTCTTTGGGTGACGTCCATTTGGATGTTGACATTGTTTTGTTCCATGCCAAGGAGTTGTGAGCGTTGCTTCATGATGGAAAGAACTGTCTGGACAGCCTTCATGTCTGGCTCTACCTGTATCTCAGTCCCGTCATCCGTTCTGATCTTGCGGTGTTGAGTCATTGGCCAGAGTGCTGACTGGAGTGCGTCTAGGCGTTCTAGTTCTAGTCGCAAAACTTCTGGGTAAGCCATTAAAGTTTCACGGTTTAGTTTTTCTAGTTGACGCTGAATAGCCTTTTGTACTACACTAACACTAACGCCAAACCTTTTAGCGATATCAGAAGTAGCGACACCAGCCTGACGCATCTTAAAAATACGAGAATCCCTCTCAGCGAGAAACTCTCTTGTCATCACTTTTCCGCCTTCACTCATGAGGGCACCTACCTTAACGGTTCTTTAAAGGTCAAAGTCTCAAAAGGAAACTTTACTCCTCGCTTCATTTTTAGAGGCCAATGTCTCTCATCTCGTTCTCCACGGAAATGCTTTACATCGTAGACATATTCTCCCATAGAAGTAGGGTCTTGCTGTAAAGATATACCAAATTCTGGCCAACGAGACCAAACAGCCGAACCAAACGGACGCAGATTACGGGACGTCTGGGACTCCCCAAGCGGAGCATGATGCTCCAACCACAAGGCACAACCATAAACAGAACGCAAAGTATCAAGATATTTGACTACCTCAATAGCAACGGCTTCCGAAGTTCTATTACCTGGATCAATAAATGACTTATATAAAGGACCCATGATCAAGAGTTCTGGTTTCGCCCTATCAAGATATGACTCAAGTAAGAGACGATCAGTTGGTGAAAGAAGATTAAGACCGTCTGGCTTAATGACTATTTGAGCCAAAGACTTCTTCGCATACCCATACGACAACGCAGCCCCGAAGATGCTCCGTGACGAGCGACGAATGATTCTCTCAGGGTTCTCAAGGTCAATGGTCAAAGTCCTGATCGGATTCATTCTTTGAAAAGTAAAAGGCTGAACACCAAGAGAGGTCAAGATCGCAACCTGACGAGCAAGCATCGTCTTACCAACGCCCTCAGCAGCAACAACAATGACTCGCTCCCTACGCTCTAAAAGATTAGGGATCACCCAATCATAAGCATCATCACTCGCTTCTTCAATGAAAGACTGCCAATCAACCATACGACCAGGATTGATCGGGGCATCGGAGCCAGCGGCAGAGATCAAAAGACCAGCACGATTAATGATTGCGTTAGCAGACATCCCCTCTTTGGTAAGAAGAGTACGTAAACGCTCAACAGTTTCTTCTGTTTTTGTTAAAGGTCGTTCGTCTACTGCGTCTGTAGTTTGTGGTGGCTCTACTTCTTCTTCGTATTCTGCTTCTGGGGTTTGCTCTAAGGGGATGTGGTCAATGTCTTCAGGTACGAGAACTTCCAATTCCATTGTGTCCCCACCAGCAAGAAGAAAGTCCGTGATGTCTTTTTCTCTAGGGCACACCCACGCCTGAACATCGCAACCAACCTCGGCAAGTGATTTCTTTACCGCTACTGCATGTTTGCGACCAACTTCATCGTTATCGGCGATGATGTCTACTGTCGCCCCAGCAAGTGCGTCTGTGTGGATTTGTAGCCATTTTCCAGCCCCGCCAGGCATCGTTGTGGCTACATCTCCTAAAGCATTGAGAGTGTCTGCGTCTTTCTCTCCCTCTACAACCCATATGGTTTTACCTTTCTTCTTTGCTTCAAGAACCGCAGGCAGGTTATAAAGAACCTTTGGCGTGTCACCAAGTGCATACATGTATCCGCCCGCACCATCAGGTTTGCGTTGACGAAACTCTTTACGACCATCTTCATTAACGAACCGGAGTTTCTGGAATAACAAGTCACCGTTCTCGTCGGTGTAGTTGTACTCGTTCGTCAATGTTAACTTTGATTTAGGTTTGATCTTCAAAGGAGGTTTGACTTTGGTTTCTTTTTTAGGACGATCTTCTAAGAACTTCTCGTATGACTGGGTGCGACGGTCGGGGGACATTAAATCAGAAAGCGTTAGACCAACTGCTTCACAAATCTCTTTCGCTCCACATCCTAAGCCCCGGTGACAGTAGACAAGAATTGATCCGTCACCTGATTCACTAACACTCATTGATGGATTGTTGTCGTCATTGCGACATGGGCAACGAGCGTCCCACCCTGAACTTGTTTCTTTTACTCCACTTAGTCTGCTGATGAACTCTTCAGTGTGTTGTTGCACGATTAAAACCTAAACCTAGTTCTTGAATTGATGGACGGAGAAATGGAATGTTGTTTTTTCTGCGCATTGATTCTCGTTCGGACTCTGAGGTGCCACCCCATATTCCATGTCGTTCCCAAGACAGCGCGTATTCCAAGCATTGAACACGAACATTACATGTTGAGCAAATCTGTATTGCTTCTTTCATATTCTTTCGTCCTTGACGAATTTCTTCTAGGCTTGCTTCATAGACATTGAGGTTCGGGAACCACATCTCTACTGACTTCCCCACGCAAGCCCCGTTACTTGGTGGCGTTGTTGCGACTGCTTTCATTAGTTCCCCCATCCGTTTGTCATGCGTCGCACATCTCTTGCTGAAAGAAATACGTATGCCGATCCAATTTGTAAATTTCCTGTCACGTCGTTTGAGTTGAGTTGTATCGCTTCAAGCGGTATGCCAAAAACTGACGCGAGTGATGCTTTCACTTTTGCAAGTTCTATTTCATGTTGGCTCATTGATTCATCAAAGTCAAGTATCTCGGGGCTTGGGAGTGAAAGATTTTTTAACTCGTCATTCTTTTCTTGTGCTTTTACACACCAACTGCATGCGATCTTTATTGCGCGCGATGCACGAAGAAGAATTTCTGAGTGACCACACTCAAGAACATGTTCATATTTTGTTGTTCCCCATCCGCCAGTTTTCTTGATTTCTTTAATCAATTTCTTTGGTGCTTGGCGTTTGCTCATAGACGAAGATCATAGAACAGTGCGATGAACAAGTGGTGGATATAACAAAAAACCCGCCCTTGTGGGGCGGGCTTTCTGCAGAAAAACTTTCCGTAATTGGTTCACTTGTTTGTGGACTAATAAGTTTTTCCTATACCGCAGGTATGTGGCGGTAGTTCTTTTGTCAAGCGTACTCTCATGGTAACACTTATTGACAGTTTTGTCAAGCGGAAACTTTTTCGCGGATGAGTGCTGCGAAAGAAATGTCGCGTGACTTTGCTTCGCTTGAAAGTTTCTCTACGAGTGACTCTGGGAATGTGAGTGTCACTCGGCGTGAGTCCTCGTTGTCAATGAGACGGGGGCGTCCCTTTCCTCTTTTGTTTTCCATCAGAATGGCTCCTCGTTGTCGGTGATCGTTTGTGCGATTGCAGTTCGTGGTGCGGTTGCTTTCTTTGCGGGAGTCCCGCCTTCTGCACTGCGACGCTTGCGTTCAAATGATTCAATTGAGCGAGCCTGAATGCCGATGGTGTCTGCAACGAGTTCAATGGCTGAACGCTTGGTGCCGTCTTCTGCTTCCCATGAACGCTGTTCAAGGCGACCAGTGACGATTACTCCGACTCCCTTTTCAAGGATGTTGGCTGCGTCTTCTGCTGTGTAGCGCCATGCGATGACGTTAAAGAAGGAAGCCTTTTCCTGCTTTTCGCCTGCTTGGTCCGTCCAGTAGTGGTTGACGGCGATTGAGAATGTCAGTTTTGCTTGTCCGTTTGCCAGATACTTGAGTTCTGGGTCGGATGTGACGTTCCCAATCATTGTTGATTGTGATTGGCTCATGTTTGTTTTCTCCTCGTGTTCGGGGCTGTACCCCATCGGTGACGAAGGTATCATGTCTGATTAAGTGGTGCAAGTCTAAATGAGGATTTTTTTTTGTTTTTCTTTTGGGTTGACAAGTTTTGATTAGTATGATAATATGGTGAGATGAAAACAGAACATGAAGTACGACTCGCTCTTATTGGGCACATTAAGGAATTGTTTCTTGACATGAATGATCCAGGTGACTGGACCACTTCAGAAATTGAAGAAGCAGATGTTCAGGCAGAGGATTTTGCTGACTGGGTACTGGAAAGTCTCAACATTAAAGTAGAGGAAATTGGTGACGATAACTCGTTCACATTGCGCTGTCAGATGACTGACGCAAGAAATTTCATAAATTCTAAAATCGCAGAACCCCTGGTCAAAGACATAATTTTGTAGAATCATACAGAACCGACTTGACATTTCGTAATCAAATGGTAATATTTGAGTGGCGCACCTGCTAAGTTCGCCATGAGGAGACACAGTCTCCAGCCGTATCCGCCGAACACTGGAGACATATGAAACATCCGCTCAGGCTTCTATTTTCAATACCCGCTATCGCCCTCGCTGTTGCAGTAGGAGTTAGTGCTCAAGGAAAGGAAGAACAAAGCGCGATACCAGTAACGACAACTGTCGCCCCTGCCATCTCAACAACGACACCGCCGACAACTGTTGTTCCAGTCACTACAACGACTGTGGTCACGCTCCCTGAAGGCTTCTTCATCCCAACACTTGACCCCGAAGTCCCGTGCCAAGAGTGGACTCAAGTTGCTCTTGATGCAGGATGGCCCTTTGAACTTCTCCCTGAATTATTCCGCGAAGTCTGGAACGAATCTCGTTGCGAGAATGTCATTGAAGGTCACCCGCAATGGAATGGTCACGACCGAGGTCCCCTTCAAATCAACAAAGTTTGGCTTGATGATATTGAGGCAAAGTACGGTGACTGGCGTGTCGTCAATGACCCTCGCTACAACTTTGCTTGGGGTTGGGAAATGTACAGATGGTACGACGCTCACGGCTATTGTGGTTTTAAGCCATGGTCACGTAAGTGCAAGTGAGGGGGAATAAAATGAGACTATTTCATAAATGGTTCATAGGTGTATGTTTGGCTTTCCTTGTTGTGGTTGTCGCTACCTGCGGGGCTGACGGCGGGAAAGTTAAAGCGGAGAAGCCCGCGAACACTGTTGCTCCTATTGATTTGTCTGGCGTTAACTGGACTGAACTGGCCCGTCTAATGTACGGGAAGTGTGGGGAATATCACGACTTGGCTATCGCAGTCGGCTGGAATGAGAGTCAGTGGGCGAAGTTGAGTTTTGTAATGAATCGTGAATCTCGTTGCAATACGATGTCGTTCAATAAGACCGACCCAAATGGGGGAAGTCGTGGGCTTATCCAAATCAACGGCTATTGGTGCAAGAAGAATAAATACAATCCGAGTGGCTGGCTTCAAGCCAAGGGAATCCTCAATACTTGCGAGGACTTGTTTATCCCCGAGGTGAACCTTCGTGCGGGGCTGGCGATGTGGAACTACAGTCAGCAACACAATAAGTGCGGATGGCGACCTTGGGCTACACGCTGTTAACTTCAATTTGACAAAAAGTCACTTTAGTGCTATTGTTGCCCGATGAGTTCTTCCCTGTCTATCACCATCAACGAAAAGCAAGTTCCTTCTTTCGGTGACGCTCTGCAACTGTTGTTGGATGAGTCCAGCACTTTGTTCCCTCATGCAACAACTCGTGAAGAAAAGTTCCAAGTTTTTATTTGGCTCAACTCTGCAGGGATTATGTCTTTTCGTAGCGCCGTGACTACTACTATGCGACACATGGATGTCAGCAAGACCACCGTACATAACTGGTTGAAAAGGATTGACGAACTCTCATGAACGAACAAGACGAGTCCACTGCTCAGACTTTACGCACTCTTGCCTTTGTTATGCGGGGCGGGGACAGTGGGAAATATGAAGTCAGGATCACTCCAGAGTTTCTTGAATCTGTTGCGGATGAACTTGACGGTGTAAATAGCCTCAAAATATACGCTGCTAACGGAGATTTAGTGTGTACCATTGATGAACCGTTGGCGTCGTCAGTAATGAATAGTGCTGTTAAGCATTATGTAGAGCGTGCGCTAAGGGAAGCATTGGAAAGTCCCAACTCCTAAATAAAGGCGGTGCCTCATGTGCCTCATATTTTATATCGCTGGTGTTTTATCTGGTTACATCACATGGAGGCTGGTCTCAGCCCCGTATCTCTGGGATGCTGAAGAAGAAGCCAAGTCGTGGCATAGACAATGGGAATCCCTCAAGCAAGAGATGGATCGCCAAACCGAAGATTAATAAATGCTATTGACTTTTCTGTTTAGTTCCGTTATTATTAAGGAATGAGCACAAACACCAATACGAAAATGGATGTGCACTGGTTTGATCGCGCTATTTGTCGTGGGAAATTACATTTATTCTTTCCCAAGGTTGCAGAAAGACCAGAAAGACGAGCAAGGCGCGAGGCAGAAGCCACCACGCTTTGTCGGCAATGTCCCGTATCTGTAGAGTGCCGAGAGTACGGCAGGAACAACCACGAGTACGGTGTGTGGGGCGGAGAAACCGAGATAGAGCGCCATGAGGCAGGATTTGATTTACCCGCAATCATCGGTATTCGGAATAGAAAAGTTTTAAATAAATCCACCTGAGAAGGTTGACAATCTGCTAGTTGTGCGCTAAAGTGTTCCAAAGAGATTTATCCAAGGAGCAAAAAACATGGCACACGACCTAGATTCAACAAAAGCAGGAAAAATCCGCATGGCTTACGCCGACCATGAGGTCCCCTGGCACCGCCTTGGAACACCCATGAAAGGTCTCCAAACTGCAGAAGCAATGCTTGAAGCAGCCGATGCCGATTTCCATGTTGCTATCGC